CTAACATACAACTAAAATTAGATAGCTTTTCCATATTCAGATATAGAACCATAGACATGAAATTGACGCAAAGAAGCGACGTCTTTCAAACTTGCGACATTAGTATAAGCGTAAATATTAATACTATCTTTAAATGAGATTATGATCTTCCTAAACACACCAGTTCTGTTAAACTCATACATAGCTAACAAATAACCAAATTCATATATTATGTTCATAAAAGGCTTATTAGCCAAATCAGGAACATCAACTACCTCTTTAAATTTCTCAAAGGATCTATCAAGACATGGTATGAAATCATCATTTAATGAGAATCCACTTGCACTCTGCATAAATTCAAAAGTGGAAGCATGGGAGAAAAATTCTGCGGCAATTTTAGCTGCAACAATATGACTAGCTCCCATAGCTATCATAGCATTAGAGATATTTTCGACTGTAGAACTAACAACTGGGTTCGACAGATAATTGAATACTGTAATAGCGTCTAAGTCTCGCCTCCAAAACGGATCCTCCCCCCAAATTGAAGTAAGAAAATCTAAAGTTGCTTGGGCGTAAGAAGATGGACCAGCGGCTAGCCCACAATATTTAACGATGTTCGCGTATTCTTCTCCACAACACCCAAACGGATTCGTATTATTATCAATAACTTTAATAATATCACCCAAACTAATATTAAGGGAATTAATCCAAGGTAGAAAGTTATCAACCGCAATCACTCCTTGTTTGGTTGCTCTTTGTTCGACAACTCTTGCCTGTCGTAATTTTGACAATTCGTTAGCTGATTGAATATCTGCATTACCAATAAGACCTTTTTTGATGACATTTTCTGGCATCTCAACATAATATAAATCTCCTAAAGGTGGAGCACCCGCTTTCTTCAAATAATCACTAGCGTCTATCGCAGCAACGACTCTTTCAGGCAATAATAGAGAACGGGTGAATTGAATCCCAGCTTTAAAAGGATTTGCTGGAAATGTCGAAGTTCCCTGAATCAAACTTTCAGCAATACTTTCTTTAGTTCTAGATTGATTAAACTTCACAATAAAAGCAGATCTTTCAACTAAGCTTCTCAAATTTACATCATTAATCGCATAGTATAAACACAAATAATCTCTTGAAGCTCCAAAAGAACCATGCCATATTTGACCTAATCCACCCATTGATCCAGGCGTCCATAATAGACCAAATGGCAAGTAATAAAATCTAACGTTAATTTTATCATCCACTCGAACTGATCCTCTCAATCTCCAGATCATGGCTAACAATTTACGTCTATAGAGAGCATCTCCTCCTCTAAAGACTATGGTTGACATTTTAGACGCTATAGATCTGACTTCGTCAATTGGCCACAAAGCCTCTCTCGGATGCTCATTTGAAAATGTTTGAACATGAAATAAAGGATAATAGAAACCATAGATGCAAGCTTTCTTTAAATACTCATAATAATAGTCTCTTAAACAAGATTTCTTAACATTTCTAATTAAACCATTTTCAGTAGCACACTTTTCCGTTAACTCTAAATATTCTTTATAACAATCATCAACTTTCATACTATCAGTAAATGACACAAATTTAATGGAATCATCACCCATGAATTGAGTACTCTGGAGCACAACTCTGTTCTTAAGCAAATCACTTTCTTCCATTTTAAGTATAAAATATCTTGTATATGCATCATTAGTCATATTATTATAAACAATAGTTAACAACTCACCAGATTTAAGCATATCAAGAATTAGTATGACGAAAGCAGCGACGCCAGTATCGAAATCTACTCCTTTTGTCCTGAAATAGGCATTATAAGCTTGCCCTTCACCCCATAATACTGATATAACTTGTGATAACCCACCAGGCCAAGGTCCCCAAGAATCAGTTTTTCCTCTAGACTCCAACGCTCTTAAAACTCCACGTAAAGCGTATTTTCTAGTATTACCAAACTTCTCAGTAGCATCAAATGCTGTGAAATCTCCGGCATCGGACATAAGATTCTTCGTCACTGATGCCAAAAAACCTCTCCAATGATCATTTAAAACATTTCCAATCTCCTTACCTACTGTGAAACAACTTCTTGATCCATATACAGCAGTTTGATCTTCTCTCCCAAGCATATAACTCATCATCAGAACGGAAAAAGGTACTTCGTGTAGATATGTGTCTAATCTACCTATTTCAACAGCACGATCTGGCTTAATACCACCAGGGACTTTTCTAGAAGCGATCTGTCCTGGATTCTCTTCAGTATACCAAGCTCTAACATTAGCTGGAACTAGACATGATTCAGGATCAACATAAAAGTTTTCAGTCTTACCAGTGAAAACGAAATCATAATCCTGACCTTGATAATGTAGAGTAACAGAAAGTTTCTTTCCTCCAGCACTTCTATTCGTTAACGAATCTATCAACTTACGTCGAAAGGTATCATATGACATAAGCTTTCCATGATCTATGCCCCATTCAATTACTTTCTGCCAACATGCAGTTAAAATATCCCCAAAGGGTGCATCAAAATCTAACGGTGTATCGGATACATTAATTTGGGCAGCATGAGATTGAGCCTGATCCGCCCGACCATAACCTAAACATCCCTTAAAGGCATCAATGAAAACCATTCTACGTATATTCTTAATATTAACAGGAGCAGAGAGTAATCTAGTAAATTCCTTTGAAGTGTGAGGCATAATTTTCGATAAATCAGAAAGCTGTTCATCAATCTGTTTCTTAAAATACCCATAATACACACCATCATGATCGTCTACTTTAGCGTCATGCCAACCATTCAAACCACCTCTCATATCACGAATATCAGATCCAAACCATTTCGGATAATAACCATCTTCAGACTTACAAAATAGTGATTGCCTAATCACACCTTCAACATCCTTGAATTTTTTCATTCCTCCATTCGGATCTTTAATAATAACACTAACTATCTCTGATATTAATAATGGATCAGATACATCTTTAAAATCAAACCTATTTAAAACAAATAAACTTAATAGAAACTGTAATCTTTGTGGAGCGACAACGTCTCTCTCAAAAACCTCAACTCCCCTAGCTGACTCGAAAAAAGGTTCCTTCTGTCCATGAATTTTATCAAGATAATAAACCATGTAACCTAAAACCTGATCATTAATAGTATTTGTCCAACCAGCCGCGAATCTTGTCGCAAATAACATTTGTGAAAACGCAGACCAACCATTAATTACTTGTTCGTTTTGAGTGCGATTCATAATATATTTTGACATTTTAGGGTTAGCATTTAACCATTTTTCACTCCAAGGATGTAACCACATATCTTTTACATCTTCTTCTTTCTTTGGCATTACATAAAAATCTTGAACGTTTTCAAGACCAACAATTGGTTTTGAAATAACACCCGAAAGAGCCAACCTTATACGATTAACCCCCTCATCCTTCTTCTGGTGTATTTTGCCTTTCTTAGATTCAATAACATAGCCATTATTCTTCCCGTAATATTTAATAGTACTAGTTTTAGTTAATTGTGACCAGGCTATCAGGGCTACATCGTAACTATCAGCGATACGCTGATAATCAAAGGGTCCTGTTGAATTCAGTCCTGCGATATAGTCCGAAGCCTGCACAATCTTTTCCATTAGTAGGAAT